TATACCAATTATAGGGGGATTTTCATATATATTATTCAATTCTTATGATTACGGGGACTTTTTCAGTGGTCTCGGACAGTTCTTTTTGCAGTCCAATAATTTACAATTATAATAGTTGCGAAAGTATATGATTTAAGGAAATAAAGGATGGTCAGTAATCATTTTTGACGTGCAAAAAATAAAAAGAACTATCTCCCTTGCATTCAAAATAGTATCACAAGAAGAAAGCAACCCCTAAAAGGTCTGTATTTTACAGCCTCATAGGGGTTTTGTTCATCACTCCCGCCGTAGGTTGCGGGCTTGTAGCTTCTAAAGTCGCTACAAGCCTCGCCAACCCTGACAGGGGTAGTACCTACAGTTCACCTTCACTACCGTTCGTTTCACTGGGTACTACTCCCATTCAATTAGAGAATGGTGTTTATATGTATTTACTTATAATTTCAAATCTATATGCTCTAATTATTCCACAAAATATATGTATTATTTATATTCTATAAATAAAATAATGCCAAAATAATGCCACAGCATAATAAGTTTTATTTTTTAATATCAATCATATACTATCCCCATTATACTATTTTAAATTGATATATGGTATGATTTAATTGAATACTTCACAAATAAAAATACCTCCTACTTTCCTATGAAGGAGGTGATAGTAAGTGGAACTACAAGAGTATCTCCTGGTCCGTGATAATAATATTACTCTAACTAAAAGCTATGAAAGTACAAGTCTTATTGAAGCAGGAAAAATACTTTCAAAAAAACATCCTAATACATCATTTGGAGTAGTAGATAAAAAAGGTGTTTTTATTTGGCAAGGGGAAGGCGCCCATAATAGGACGCCTAGTTCTGAATAACAGGTGCTGCAACACCAATTATTCATCTTCTGTTTTAGTTTCTCCAGCACGGGTTCGATTACCAAGTTTAGGTGGATCATTAGGGGTACGTACTAGAATTTCTGATAAATCACAATCAAGAGCTTCACAAATAAGGTCTAGATGTTCTAAGTTAACTCTTTCAATGATTTCATGATACATTTCATTAATTGTAGTAGGCCGTATCCCTGTTTTTCGTGCTAAATCTGCTTGTGTCCATCGAAGTTCGCCCAACTTCTTGGACAGTAAAATTCTAATAGTCATACGCCTTTACTCCTTCAGTTATATTTTAACAACAGTCGTTAAATCTGACTGCAATTTGTTAGAATATAACGGATTAAGTTATAATTAAAGGCAAAATAAAAAAGCCCCTATCCTAAGAACTGTTTTCTTAGGATAGGGGCTTTTTGTTTATCTTAAAATTCAATTTCATCCATTCTTTTTTCTATATTTTTTAAATGTGCTTCATGATCTGAAAATTTATCTTTTAATAAATTATAATTGTAAATCAAAGATATACTCTTTTCCTTATCTTCTACAATTGATAGTTTATCTATCTTTTTGAAAATCTTTATATAATCATCAGCTTCTTGTTCAAAAAGTATATAAAAAAGTAATTGATAAGTTTTACGAATTATACCAAATGTTTTTAAGTATTCTTTACATTCATTACTATTCAATTTTATAAAATCATTATCCCAGTTTAAACATTCATATTTAGATGCCAAATCTTGATTGAGCTTATCAATAGATTCTTTTAGTTTAAAAAAGTTTTCTATCTTAGAAATCTCACCTTTGCTAAATTCTTGAATTAATTCTTTGCAATCATATATGTCAAAGTATTCAACATATGCTATTTTTGATTGAATACCTAAGGTTTGTGGAATGTCCTCCTTATTTAGAATAAGAGTATTTACATCTAATTCTCCAAACCACTTACTTCTTAATTCGATATAATCATATTCTAAACTATATCTATTCAAAGGATATGAAATTTCCTTAGATATTATTAAAGCTTCATATCTCAATTTATTTTTTATGGTTTCCTCATACCTTTTTTCTTCTCTCTTATCTATTTTTCTAGTATAAATAATTGACAAGATTGACATTAATATAGGTAAGATTTTAATTATAATTTCTATATCTATATTAGACATAAGTCCTCCTTATAAATACTTAATTTTAAATACTTTATTAAAGTATATCACATAAAACAAAGATTTTTAAAATAAAAAAAGACCCTAGATTTTACTCTAGGGTTTTCTGCACAATATTCAATTCTTTCACTGCAGCTTCAATCAAAACGTCTAATTCTTGTATGGTTATATTAATACCTTTGCTAGTCAAGAAATCAATAACATATTCCTTCTTTAGCTTTCCTTGACCTTTTTCTCTGTAGATTTGTTCAGCAGCATTAACCGCTACACTAACCCAAAAAGAAACTTCATCTCTCTGTTCCTTAGTTGTCTTGGTTTTCACCCATGGTACCAGTACATAAGTTATAATAGTACCCAACAATCCAATTAAGGCTAATATAATCTTTAACATTCCTTCATTCATTATTCATCTTCCTCCTTGATTTTCTTTTTCTTTATTCCAGCTAGTAACCATAGTTCTCCAGTAGTGAAAGCGAACCAGGCTGTAATTAGTGCAGTCGGTTCACTTCCTACTCTTAAAAATACATACAAGGTTGCTGTAGCAAATGTTGTGTTTAAAAGTATGACTAGAACTACGATAAACTTTGAAAATCTATTCTTTTTCTTTTGCTTTTTCTTCAGTTTAAGTAATTCTGCTAAATCTTTTTCACTAAAATCTTCCACTATTTAATCACCACCGTTTGAGTTTTATTATCCCAATCCACCTTACACCCCAAGGCTTCAGCTATTTGTCTAATTGAAACATAATTGGTATTATCCTTCATGAATCCATCCATGTAGTGCAATTGCCCTTTAATATTTACCTTTATTTTATTTTCATTTTCTTTAGGTTTCTCAACATATTTTATTCCTAGATTTTTAAGAATTCCCTTAGCTACTGATTCAGCCATTTCTGATTGCTTATTTCTCAATATAATAGCATCTTGGGAGTTTGATATAAAACCTAATTCTACTAAAGCAGCTGGCATCTTTGTCAATCTTAATACTGCAAAATTAGCTGTTTTAGTTCCCCTATTTGCAGTAAATATTTTATCCTGGATAATACTATCTTGTATATCTTTAGCTATAATTGCCCCTTTAGAACTACCAATATGGCTGAAAGTTTCCACCCCTCTAGCTGATGTATTGGTAGCAGAATTAACATGCAAAGATACAAATATATCTGCATTGGCTTTATTTGTCATTGCAGCTCTGTCTGCTAGTCCAATAAAAATATCAGTAGTCCTTGAATAAGACACTTTTACATTGTGTCTTTCTAGAATTTTCCCTACTTTTAATCCCACGGCCAATGTTATATTTTTTTCCTTTAAGCCATTACCTATCGCCCCAGGATCTTTACCTCCATGACCAAAATCTAGATGAACTCTACTCATCTGTAAACACCTCATTTTCTGGTTTGTGGTAACACTCATCACACATCATTTCGCCATTAAAGTTATCCAGGACCTCTATTTCCTTTGTACATACCACACATTCTGTTTTTACTGTATCCTCTTTTGCCATTCCTACCCTCTCCTTTCCTCTATGGTATCAATTCTCTTGTGGGCAGATTTTGCTATCTCCCCAACTCTTATCACTTCTCCTGCTAATTCTGTTACTCTAGTTTCCTGTGCCTTCAAATCTATCCTAATGTCATCAACTCCTCTACGGATATACTCTATATTTGTTTTTAATTCTGTATGGTCCTTTGTATCCTCTTTTACTTCACTTTTTAAATCATTTTTTACTGACCTCTGATGCCCTTTATAGCCAAAGAACATTCCTGCTATAGTACCAACTAGTCCTATCAATATCCCTAATTCTATTGTCATTAATCCACCCACTTTCATTAAGATATAAAGAAATATAAAAAGGGCATAGTCACTATCTATGCCCTTTCCTTACTTCCAAGTTTCCCCTGTTATTTCTTTGTAATCTTCCTTGGTAATCACTCCCCATTTTGCTGCTTCATATACATCTTCCTTAGTTAAATGCCCGAAATCATAAAACAACTTATAAAAATCAAATTGAATTGACATTATTCAGCAACTCCTTTCAATTTATTTACTTCTATATTAAGTGTATTAACCATCTGAGTTAACTGCGTTATTTGGAGGTCCTTCTTTTTATCCTCAACCATTAAATCAGCAATTAACTTAATATTAGCTTTATTGGCCATATCTTCTTTTGCTTGCTTATTCCTTAGTTCAATCAAATCTGTAGCCCTTATTTTCTTTAATGCCATACTATCCCTCCTATTCTATTGCAGCTCCAAAACCAGAAACAAAAGCTCTCTCTCCTGATTCATTTTCACAATATATTATTTTTTGTACTGGATCATATACACCTCTATCTATTTTAAGATCATTTAAATCCTCAAAATCTTCAATGTATATATTACCTGAAATATTACCAAAATAAGCACCCATCATTATTGCCATTTTAATAGAAAGAGAGGATGCTAAAATTCTAGCATCCTCAGCAGTTTTATTTGCTCCATATATTCCATCTTCCATGTAATTAGCACGTCTTGCAGTAAATGGTGTACCTGCCTGAATAATTTCACCCTCGGCTTTTTCCAAATTAACGGTACCATCATCATTATAGATTAATTTTCTCCTTCCTGGATGTTCAACTATATTATCAAGCCATTCTTGTTTTTCATAAGCCATTAGATCCCCTCCCCTGGTGCAATAGTAACTCTCATATTAAATCCCCACTTGGCCGCTGTTTTCGTTTCATTTGCAAATGCATAATCTTTCATAGCTATAGCTTCTTCAGTAACATCTTCCCAAGTTGGATTTTCATCAAAAGCATTATTGCAAGCTTCTATTTTTATGAACTTAAACCCTATTGGAGCTACATAATTTATTACAGGAACCAATTTATTAAGTTTTACCTCAGTTTCTATAGGATTTTTAATGCTCATTTTAATGGTGTCTTCATACCTTGTAAATGTAAATACCCTCTCACTATATGCTCCATGTGCATCAGTAGCTTTTACTTTGATAGTATGTTTCCCAATGCCAAGGGATACCCATTGTTCCCAGTTGAAAACAACACTAATATCTTTGTTTGTTTCAGCATTAGGTATTTCCCTAATTACTTTACCATCCAAATACTCAATTACATTTACTATATCTCCTTCAGGATCACTTACCTGGTATAGTATATTTGGGGGAGAATTAATTGAACCTAAATCAGTAGGTGTATCAGTAGTTATCACTGCAGCTGAGTTAACCCTTCTGAATGTTAGGTTTCTATAGCTTACATTCCCTTTATCATCACTTGCTTCAATACTAATCGTATGGATGGTATCTATTGCTAAACCATATAATTTTTCCTTATCAATGTTTATGGATAAATCACTATCTTGTGCTACATTATTTCTAGTATTTATTGCAGTACCGTTCAATCTTTCTATAACTGTTACTGGATCCTTATCAGGATCACTAACTTGATAAACATAACTAAAAGGAGTATTTTTATCTCCAAGGAATACATCTTGGCCACTAATTTGTGGTGGAGCATTAACTTTAGTAAATTTAATTGTTCTAGTTGAACTTGCTCCTTTTGAATCAGTAGCAATGATTGAAATTGTATGTTCAGTATTAATTGCTAAACTTATCCACCTTTCTGGGCTTATTACTAAATTCAAATTACTATTTTGTGGAGCATTTGCAAGAGTTCTTATTGTGGTATTATTTAATTTTTCTGTAATACTAACATTGTCCCCTTCAGGATCACTAACTTGGTATGTGATATCAAAAGGTACATTTTTATTTCCTAAATTTCTGTCCTTGTCAGATATCAGAGGGGCAGTGTTCAGAACTTCAAGGACGGGGCGCCAACCAACGTTACCGTGCCTATTGCCACTACTGGTGTAAGAGAAAGAGCGGGCCGAATCACACCCACGATAAACACGATAGTCTGAATTTTCTGAATATATCTCTTTACACCAACTATAGTTCCCCCACCAATTCCATAGCTGATTATGTTCCCTATCTAGATCCCCATAATCAAGGGTTGAGTCTAAATCAGCGGAGGTAGGTTTGGGTAAACCTGCTATGTTATCCTCATTTGTAATAAATCTATCCCACTCATTGTTGGTAGGAGTACCCCCAGAATAGCCATCACCACTTACCCTACGATTGCTACCACCAGTTAATACTCTACATAGATATTCTTGGCCATCTATAGTTATCTTTTTACCATTTATATAGCCTGCACCATTTAAATCATCCCATGATATGGTATTTAAAATAACCCTATCTGCAATTAATAATATCTTGTTGCCATCTTTAATCTTTATCCATTTTAATTTCTTACTATTATCTGAAGATGTATTCCCTATAACCCATTTACTTATATCTTGTAATTCATTATATTGAGGAATATTTCCATTGCCTCTTTCTGATAATGAACCAGGATAATTTCCCGAGCGCCATGGCTTAGTTGGTAATGGCAATGCAACTCCATCTTTATAAAAGGTACCTAACTGTACTACACCTAAAAATTCTGCCATATAATCAACTCCTTTTAAGATAATAAAAAAACACCCAAATTATTTTTGAGTGTTTTTCTGTCCAAATTTAAAATTTTCTTTTTCAATTTCTATATACTTATACTTATCAAATATTTTTTTACTTAAATTATAACTATTAGAATGTCTTGCATGTCCTAACCAGCTATTTACACATTGTTGAACATACTTTTTTTCAAGTTCTCCTTCTTTTACCTTTTTATCCATTGCTTTTATACGCCTTTTCATAGCAGCCTTTGAGCTATCCCTTACTAATTTATGGGTAGTATAAATTTTAAATCCATAGGCATTTACACCTTGGTCAACAGGGAATATCTTTGTTTTCTCATTTGTTTGCAAATCTAGCCTTTCGTTAAGAAAAGCTGTTAAAGACTCCTTTGCTCTTTGTGCTTCTTCTTTTGTTGGAAGGACTACAATTATATCATCCATATACCTTACATAATATTTAAGCCCAAGAAATCTTTTAGCATACTGATCTAATTCATTTAAATATATATTAGCAAAATCTTGACTAGTTACATTCCCCAATGGTATTCCTTTTTCACCTTCAGGAGAACTATCAATAATCATATCTAATAATCTAAAAAATTTCTCATCATTTATTTTCTTCCTTAGGATTTGTTTTAAAATATCCCTATTAATAGAATAAAAGAATTTTGATACATCCATTTTAAGTATCCAGGCATCACCATATTTCCACTTGCAATACCTCATATTATGTTGAACCTTATCAACTGCTTTATGAGTTCCCCTCCCTACTAAACAAGCATAGGAAGAATCTATAAATTTATTATAATAAACATCTTGTAGAACCATGTGTACAACAAATTGCACCACTTTATCTCTAATTCGTGGTGCATGTATAAGCCTTTCTTTTGGCTCATATACTTTAAATTCTATATAATCACCAGGAGTATAGGTTTCATTCTTTAATTCTCTCCATAATGCAACAAGGTTCTTCTCTCTAGCCATATCAAATATTATGGCTTCCTTCCTATACTTTCGCTGAGCTTGTTGAGTTTTTTTATAGCTTACTTTTATGTTGTTATAGTCTATTACTTTTTCATATAAAGAATTCGACATTTTGGCATCTCCTTTCAGAGCTTGGCAAAATGCCATTGTTCATGTGTTTACACCATTCACATAGTGAAGGATTAATTCTCCCCTGAAGTCCTGATACTCCCTAAAGAACTAAGGGTCGTGTTGATGAAACCGTAGTCGCATCAATCTAAATACTTACAAGGCGGGGCGCCAACCAACGTTATTGTTTCTATTGTTACTATTGTTGTTATTGAAATTGCGGGCCGAATTATACCCACGATAAACACGCCCATACAGAACTAACCCTATATAATATTATCTGAAAGTGGCTTTCATTAGACCACCTGTTATTCTACCAAGCTCAGCTACTCTTTCTTGTAATTGTAAACATTTCTTTTCTGTAATATATTTTTGTTCTCTTGAGATAGAAAACAAAACAAGTAGAAGTTTTAAATCCGCATCTACTTCCTGAAGATAATGCATTCTATTCTTTTTTACATTATTTGCAAGCATTGTGTTCCTGATAACACGATAAAAAGCTTGCTTTATTTCTTGACACAAAGCAAACTTTTCTGATTTAGGATACCTTTTCAATAATGGATATACCTCTTTATTTAATAATACTTCTGTCTTTTTCTGTAATATTAGTGGTTCCATAATGAATAAATCACCCTTACTTTTTCATAAGATAAATTTTAACATATAAACATATTTCCTACATCATTTCGTTATTTTATAACTCTTTTAGTTATGATGTCTTACCCTCTATTATTTCTCTTAGTTCTAAACTAAAGGCAACTATTAATCCTTCCTGCTCTTGTTTTACTATAGAATCAGGCTTTTCAAATAAAACTTTCCCATTTTTACTTAGTATAACAAAATTCTCAAATTTACCTATATCTGCATCATCCAAATATAATAGTACCCTGATTTTATTTCCATCTATATTTGTTCTAAATGGTGGTCTTTTTATTTCCTGACTTCCCAGATAAAATCTACCTTCACCTATTAAATTAACTATAGCTTGTGATATCTCATTTAATCCCTCTGGAGTAATCATTCAATCACCTCTCCTACTAAAAATTCTCCACAAAGTGGATATATAACATCTGTAAGATTTATATCTGTCTTAATTTCTGTTAAGCCTGTAGTTACATCACTTTTGCCCTGAGGGCTAAATTCATTACATAAAGGATATTCAAATGGAGTAACTTTTGCTTTTGTATGAAGATAAATAGGTTCCTTTAATACTTTCGCTTTCTTACTTTGTGTTGTAAATTCATTAGTAAGAGGAAAATCAAATAATATATCTTTTTGACCTGTAACTAAACCTAATATATCGGATGGCATTATTGTTTCAAAGAACAACCTTACACCACCTGCTTTAACCCTATTAAGAGCTAAGGGTATATGAGGATAATTAGGATACATTTTGATTACTATTCCTGCTAAATCATTGTATAGAGCATTTTGCCATGTTTCTTCTGTTCCAATATATTTATCCTTTAATAGAAAATCAGCTACTTTATTGATTGTTTCTATATCCCCTTGTGACAAATTAGAAATTATCTTTAACTTAATGAAATCTCTAAACAATTCGTCATTATCAGTTTCCCTGTATTCTAGTACATTGCTTCCTATTAAGTCTAATGTTTTCCCTATAGCATTGTCTATGTCCTGACTAGCTCTTATATCCTCAAATGCTTTTTTTACCTCTTCAATTTCTCCATATATAACTTTGTGTAGCTTTTTATTGTTTATTTGACCTTCCTCAGAATAATTACTAGGCAATCTACTAAATACTTTATCCCACATAATTGATCACTACCTTATCATAGCTTGTTTTTGCTATTTCCTTCTTTGCAATTTCTAAATTAGTTGTTTGATAAGTTTCTCCATCTAAACATATCTCTACTTCTATGTCTTTAATCCCTTGTAAACACATTACACTAGCCATAATCTTAGATATAACAACATTCTCACCTAGCTTTAATCCTTTATAAGAGATACCTTCTTTATCCTCTCCACCTATATAATTTAGAACTGCTCTAGTTATTACATCATCACCTGGATAGCTTTTATCTTTAGTAATATTAAGCCTTACATATATATCTTTAACAGTTGGTCTAGTAAATCCTACAATATGTTCAACACCCTTACTATCCGTAACGAGTACCTCTGTAGTTCCATAACTCCTAATTCCACCTGCTTTAGCTTTTAGTATGGTCTTTGCTATTTTTTCATCTTCACTTCCAAAGGCATAAGGTGCAAGACATTTAGGTGGTATATCATCTAAATATTCCATAGTGTCATTTTCATCTACAAAAGCATCTATAACATCATCCATATCTAATAATGCAGCTTCAACAGCTTCTCTTGTACTACTACCCCCTTTGGATGCAGACCTAGAATACCTCTCCCTAAATTCTTTATCTGTTTCTGTATCAATAGCATCTATTGTTGGATTCTTATTATAGACCTTTTCTACTCCTGAAATAGGATTTACAACTTTAATTAAAACATTAGGTCCTACATTCATATTTAATCCTGGATGAATAGAAATTATAGGGATATCAACCATCCCATCTTTGCTTATAACCCTACTTTCTATAGTTTCAAATACTTTTCCTATTTTCTCATCTGATATCCTGAACCCTTTAGGAATGGTGGTTCCCTCTTTCCCTTCAATCGTGATAACACCCTTTGACTTCTGAGCTGGTTTTCTAGCTATGGTAATATATTTCCCTACACCATCTAAAGAACTACCTTCTGATGTATCCACAAAAGGAGAATAATATATATCCTCTGCCAATTCCCAAAGTTCAGCTATTTCCCAAGCTTCATTTTGTAGCCACATACCTAAAAAAGAAGTATTTGAAAGATTAATATTATCTCCAAATACTTCTTTTGCTCTAGCTTGTAAATCACTTACTATTTCATTATAAGACTTTCTTCTAAATCCATCTATAGTAACACCAAATTTACCCAATATTTATCACCTCCTGCAAGGTGCTTAAATCAATCTCATTACCTTCTAAATCTGTTGCTATGCCATATACTTTCAGATGTCTATTTGTATCTATTTCAATATCTTTAATATCTACTGTTTTTACTCTTGGTTCTTGGTAAATAGCTTCAGTTATTGCTAATTTAATACTTTCTTTGGTCTTTCCTTTCCCTTGTATTGCCTGATAATCAAGTCCAAATTCCATATCTAAAAACCACTCACCTACATTTGTTGTCAATATTCTTTCTATAGACTGTCTAATTTCTTCATGTTTATCTACTATAACTAAATCCCCATTTTCTATAATTAAATCTCCGTTATTGCTAACCTTAAATGCTTTCATTATATAGCTTTCACCACCTTAGATGGTTCTGGGCTTTGTGAACTTGGGTTCCCTGTTACTCCTCCTGGTGCTGGATGTGTATGAGAATCTAACCATTCTTTTAATGTATCCCCTAAAGGTATTCCCTCTATTGCTGACTCATTCCCTAAGAATACCTTATTACCTTGAATTATAATATCTCCATTCTCCTTTAGTACCACTTTGGTAGAAAAATCTTTATTAGCTATAATCAAATCTTTCCCATGCTCATCTGGAAGTCCTTCCATAAAAGGCATTATACCCCCTATAATAATAGCATCATCCAAGGAATGTGTTCTAGCAGAATTAGGTTCTGATATATCTCCACTAAATAACACGTTTTCTATATCTTCATCCGCAAATACTAAGAGTACAATATCACCTGATTGATATGGTGGTCTAATAACAAAGGGTCCTGCCTTTACAAAAGAAACAGGGACCTCTATTAGCATTGGTCTTTCTTCTATAGAATTATCTTTGTTTCTATACTTTACTAAGGGGATTACATTAGCTTTCATCTTTTTATGGTCAAATGTTTCTATCTTGGCCAGCATACAATTATTAATTCCATCTAATAATTGTTCTGTCAATTTATTGAAAAAATTCATAGGACTATCTTGTTTATCCATTCAATCACCACCTAAATAGGTACTACTACCATCTCAGTTATAAAGTCTCCTGTATGAACTCCTGATTCAACTCTATAGTTACCATTAATAGTTTTGCTCTCTACTTCTATTAAGCTATCAGTGCTTATCTTATGATTTAGTAAAGATTTAACTTTATATTTTATAACCTTTTTACCTTGTTCATTTTCTTCTTCAATCTTTTCAGGGCTTCCTATTAATCCATGTTCACTGTTTAATAAAAATCCTGTTTCTGTACCCTTATTTTTATCTCTTATATAGACTCTTCCCTTATTTATATACATCTTACTATCTGTATCTTTTACTAACTGTTTTAAGGCTAATTCCACACTTCCACTAATACTTTTACCTAGCTTATAGGTTATATCCTTT